CTTTCGAGTGCTTGTTCAATTGTGAGGAATAAACGACGAACATTAATTCGATCAAATGCAGATGCATATCCAAGAGCAGTTTTGTCTCCAAAAAGAAGAGTTCCAATTCCAGGTTGAGTTATAATTGAATTGATTCTTTGTTGATAAAGTTGATCTCTCTGTGCCTTTGATGGATTATAAGTAAGTTTAACAACATTATTTAAAATTCCTCTTTGCTGACCTGCAGGAGAGAACCAAGGAAATGAAACAATATTGGTCCGAGTCATTAGACCTGCAACATCAGCATTGCAAGGAACATAACGAAATTGATTGTTAAATCTATCATAAACATACTTATATCCACTATCAAAAATTGCATAAGATGATGATTGAAGTGAGCTAAAGTATTGAATTAGGTTCGTTGTTTGAGTAGTTGTATTAGTAATTCCAATCAAATTTGCTCTGTGAGGTCCAATACAAGCAACACAGTCTGCTCTTGATCCAGCAAGAGAGATTAGAAAATTTGCCTTTGCCTGTGAATCAACTTCGTTTGTAAGACCTGGACCCATAATAAAATAATCGACCTGAATCTCATCTTTATTACTAAAGAGTTGATATGAATCAATCAAATCTCCAAGAGATGCCTGCATTCCACCAGAAGCAGAATAATTAACACCACCACTAAGAGAATATGATTTATTTCCAATCGAATTGAATGTCACTCCTTGTGCATTTTGTCCCCAGAGACCCTGTGCAGTTGTATATGGAACAAATGAAGTACTAAATCCAATTGCTCTTGGAGAAGTTCCGTGATATGAATCGGTGGAACTTGAAGGGTTTACTCCAGCATAAATTTGAGAAGAAAAATCGGCAAGAAATTGCTTGTACCAAATTTTTTGCGGAGAATTCACTGCAGAAATTGAATCAAATGCCTTTGAAAGACTTACAAATTTTTCAATAATTGTTCCTTGATTTCCAGTTACCGTTCCCAGATCATCAACCACTGCGATATGAAGAGCATCATTTTTACCAGATCTATCAAGTGAATATTGATTTGAAATTGGTTTTGATGCAATTGATTTCCAATAAATTATTGAATTTGTAAGGCCAAGTGTTTGTTGTTGATACCAATCTACAACTGTAGAGGGGGTAATTGGAGAAGATGCCGATGTTCCAGTATTAATTCCTGAATTATTAACAAAGCGAAGAGAACTTGAAGTAGAGTATGATGCAACAGAAGAACTTTCCGCATAATCAATAAGAGTTTCTGTTCCTGCCGATGAAACTCTAGAAACAATTTTTACATCAATGCTACTATTTGAATTTGTGGCATCTGTGGTAACACCAGTGATAATACCTTTTAGATAGCCAGTAAAAAGTGATGTTGTTCCTGATCCAGCAATTGCAGTGTTTGTTATTGCAGTTGTAACACCAAAACCGATTTGAGCACCAACAGTTGAAAGATTAGTCGTTCCAATTCCAATTGTTTGATCTGCTAAATTATCAATGAAACAAACTTTTAATCCATTTGCCCAAGATCCTGGATTTTTTGCCGCATATGTAAAATCAGTTGCATCTGCATGATTATTGGTATAGTCATCATAATTTTCAATTTTTAATATAGATGTTGAGGCAATTCCAACTCCAGCATTTGCATTATTTAAAGTTGATCCATCAGTTCTTACAACTTTCAAAACTCCACCATATGAAAGATAAGATGATGCACTCATCCAATACTCATATTGAGCATCTGTTGAAAGTGGTCTACCAAAAACGTTAATTAAATCTTGCTCCGTAGAAATATCGATTGGGTAATCAACCGGACCAATTGGAAATGGGCCTGCAATTACTCCAATATTATCTAAAACATTATCTACTCTTCCTACTGTTAAATCAACCTCTCTGACAAGTACGCCTGGAGATAATTGAGGAGTTGCCATTTGATTCTCCGTAAATTCTCAGTTTATCTAAAAAATATTTATCAAAAAGTTAATTTACATATATTGCCAAGTATATGAACGATCTCCATATTCATCAGCATACCAACGATCTCCATCAACATCGGTAAAACTATTGTCACCTAAACCATCTTCAATGAATCCAAATGGTGCCATATCTTGTTCTATTTGATTTTTTTGTTCTTCATATAATCTTTTTCTTACATCTTGATCTGTAAGTTCTTTAAAGTAATCTTGAGAAACTAACCAGGCATAAATGACCAGGCACATTGCTAAATCATCATTACATCCTTCTTCTGCCTCAAATGAATTATGTTTTTGAATGAATGTTGTAAGTTCACTCATAATTTCATAGTCATTCAGATATATCTTGTCTTCTTCAACCATTGTTTTTAAGTTTAAACAACCAACCTTTTTCACTGTTTTGGACATTTTTACACCAAGTTGTGTTTTCTTACCAGAAAATCCTTGGCCAACAATTTGTCCTGCTCTACCTCTCATGGAACACATTAATAAATTATTATATTCTAAATCATATTGAAGAATACTTGCGACCTGATCTCCAACATCATTTACTTCACATAAAATATAAGAATCATTATAACTTTTAGCAACATCATAAATGATACTTGGAAATATCATAGGTTTAATTTCATTATTTCGATACTTTGCTACTACCTTATGTGGAAATTCTGTAATATCAATAACTACAAAAGCAGAATAATCATTACCAACCCCTCTTGCAACATCCACAGTAATGAGATAGTCGTGTTCATCAATAGAATCCACATAGACATCTAAACCAGCACTGCGGGTCTTGGGGGCATCATAGACAAGGGATCTGAGTTTTGACGGTGCAATTAAAGTATCGACAGAACCTAGAAACTCACAATTATGAGATATTATTTCATTTGAATAATAAAGATTATCTTCGCCAACATCAAGTAAGTCATAAAGATATATTCCTTCTTCTACTATTTCATTATAAACTACTTTTTTTCCTTGCAAAAAATCATCAACTTTTATTGTTAATGCTTTAGTTTTTTCTTTGCCAAATGAGTGATTATCCGAACATTTTATTTCAGAACCATCATCAAATATAATCCAATGATAGTACGGTTTATATATTTTTTGAATTCCAGAAAAAAAAATAAATCCGCTAGGAGTTTTTACTTTTATATTTTTATTAAGTTTAAACATTTGTCCAACACTCCTTTAAAATAATTCTTTTTATTCCTTGTGGAGTTAAATTATAATCTTTTGCATATTCTTTACAAAATGCTTGAATATATGATAATTTTTTACCATTTTTCATAATCACATCAACATTTTGTAAGTCTGGTTTTTCATTATATATTTTCCTTATTTCTAATATCTGATCATCATTTATTTTTCTACTAAAAACTTTACCTTTTCTAGAGTTTCTCATTTTTTCTATAGTTTCTTCAGAAAAACACTTTTTAATTCCTTTATTCCATGGAATGATTCCTTTTTTTGCTCCACCAATTCCTTTTCGTTCATAGTTATCAAATCCTTCACCACCAGTAGATTTATTCCATCCATTTTTAAAAGTATCAAATTTTTCTATATAAAAAATTTCTGTTTCTTTTGCTTTCTCTGAAATATCTATCTGCTCAATTATTTCAAAAGTATGTGAAGGTTTATTTCTTTTATGTTCTCTTTTTCTGGAATCTAAATTTTTAGTTTGTCCAACATATTTGATTATTCCATCCAAGTCTTTAAGAAAATAAATATAATACATTTTTCTAACTATTTATAATCCAAAAAACTCACAATCGTTCATATAAGTCTTCTATCGAAATTTTTTGAATCGTATTATTCTCATCTAAAATTTCAATTGATGTATCTCCCCCCAAACATTCAAACTCCACTTTAAATTGTTGTTCACTTGTGTTTGATATTGTTTGTGCTTTCCATTCCAAGTCTCTTCCTGGAACTTCACTCCAATGAACTTCAGTATGAACATATTCATTTTTACCTTTTTCTGCATCATGCCACATTCGGTAGAAGTGATTCATACCATGTGGCGTAGAAACGATGATTACCTTTGTTTGTTTACCTGAAGTAATCGTTGGATATACCGAGGCAAAAAATGATTCTGCAATATGATTCGGAACAAATGCAAATTCGTCCAAAAATAAAATATTGAATGACATACCACGAACCGCAGAAGCAGAAGTAGAAGCAGCCAAGATCTTACTTCCATTTTCAAGTTCCAAAGAACCTTTATTCCAAGAGATAATACCTTGTTGCATCCATTTTGGTAAATTTTCATAAGCAGTTTGAAGTCGATCTAAAAGTTCTCTTGCAGTTGCTGCTTTGTTAGCAAGAATACCAATATTTACATTATCATTAAAGACTGCATAATGAAGAAGATATGATACTACAGTAGTTGAGTTATGTGTTGGTATAAAAGTTTTACCGCATAAAAATAGATGATCGTCACTATCTACTTGAATACAAGCAACAGGAACACTATCAACTTTTTCTATTTTATGAATATAATGTCTATTTTCTTGAGGTCTAGTGGATTTTTTATTATCACATACCTCTATTTTTCTTGAAAGATTAAAAACTTTTTCTTTTGTACTAAAAGAAACTGTATGATAATAACTATCTTTTATTTTTTTATGTCTAACTTTTGATTTAATTCCTAAACTTGATAATAACTCGACAAATTGTAATACAAACTCATAATTTTTTTGATAAAATTCGTAAGATCTTGTATTTCTTTTTACTGAACCATCAGTATCCATCAATCCACGAAGAAGTTCCATGCGATCTTCAATGGATGATCTTAAATAATCTGTAGGAATATGTTTATTTTTTAATAAATTATATTTTTTTAGTTTAGAATATAAATCTCTTACCTTAAATCTAATGCAATTATTATTATTTTTTTCATATTCTACATCTATTTTTGTTTTGTAAAAATTAAAATCATTTTTATGTGAGATAATTCTTCCATCTGAAGAATAACCATCACCCAACCAAACGCCAAGAAGATATGGATCAATTTCTAAATTGTTCTTTTTAAATTTAACTGAATTTGATTTATGAATAAAAAGTGATCCAGTGACTCCTCTTCCCTTTTTATTATTTGTTTTCGTTTGATATAATTTATAAATTTCTTCTGATGTTATAATTTTTTTTCCGGTTCTCCAAAAAGAACTATCAACTTCCCATAAATGTTCGGCATCAGCAATTATTTCTTCACCATTATCAAAATAAATCTTGTAACACTGATGGTTATACATTGTCTCAGTTTTCATAGTGACTGAGACAGATTTGCCAGAAGGGGAAAGTATATAATCACCTACACGCAAATCTCTCATAGTAGTCCAACCATTGGAGGTAGGTATTGGAGTATCTAAGGATAATGCTTTACCCGTTTGACGAGGCATCTTACAGATATTAAATCTATTTTCATGAAATTTATTCACAAGTTTCTCTTGAAACGGATACATTTTAAATGGTTGTAGTCCATGATCCAATGTAATAATTTTTACATAA